GTAAGAAGTTCGAGACGGATCTCGTAAGGTGTTTTGCTCATGTTGTTCTCCTGTGTATGTGTGTGTTGATCCGGTCCCGCCCCTTGCAGGACAAGATTGCTACACGAGCATGTTTACTTATAATCACAAGTCACAGCCAATAAAAAACCCGCCGAAGCGGGTTTTTTGTTTGGGTGCAATCTCTGATTAAGAGAAAGACAAGTTAGATACAGCGATCTCACCAACGTAGTCGCCAGCGTTGCCGAAGCTGCTAGCAGTGTTGGTCAATTCAATGTAACCATAACGAGTCATGAAGCTCACGACTGGTTCGAATGTTGTTGGATCCAGAACAACACCGCTGCTCATCAATGGAATGTATGGGCAGTAGAATGCTGGAGCGTCAGCTTCGCTTGAGCCTTTGTAACCAACCAATACTGGTGTGGTGTCTTGGGCATAGCTGTCAACGAACACGCGGAGTGAACCGTTCAATGTACCAACGAACTTGGTGTTTGTTGGGGCTTCGAATGTACCTTCTGTGGTGCGAGCAAAAGCAGAAGTAGTTGCAGATTGCAACACTGTCAATGCAGCAGAGCTGACAACAGCGTAGTTACCAGCGCCACGACGTGTACGTTGGGCGATCAAGTTAGCAACACGGTTGATCAAAACAGCCAAAGCGGCGTGTTCGTCACCAACGAATGTAGCTGTACCTGAAACGGTAGCTTGGTTGTATGTGAACTCAGTTGCAGCCAATGAACGTAGAGACAATAGAATCTCTTGGTCAATTTCAGCTGTAATTTCTTGGGCCAGTGCTGCCATGATTTCTGCTTCAACGTCAATACCGTGCATGGCTTGTGCGTCTTGTGCAGATTCAAATGTCCAACGAGCTTGCAATTTGCGAGTCTTGGCTTCAACAGCTTGCTTCAAGATTTGAACGCTGATTTGCTTACCGCCGGTACCTTCCATGGTAGCTGTAGCAGCACCAGTATAATTGGTAGCTGTTGCAGTTGCTTGGGGAACTGTAGAGTATGCAGTAGCAATCTTGAATGGGCTCAATGCCTCTTCACCAGCTGTTACAGAAGTAGCAGCCAGGCTGTTGTCAGTCAAGCTCTGTGCGTAGCGAACACGCAGAGTGTGAATTTGACCAACTGGACCAGTCATGGGCTGAACGCCAACCAACTCGTTAGCAATAACGGTTGGCATTACACGACGGATAACTGGAAGAATAACACGGTTCAATGTTGCAACGTTACCGGCAACTGTAGAACCTGCCGAAGCGTTTTCTTTCAGATACTTGCGAGTGTTCTCAAGGATAACACCCATGCTGTTGCGCTTAGAGCCGTTCAAACCTTCAAGCAGAGCTTCTTTGGTTTCGCCCCAGCGACTTTCTAATAGTTCTTGTGACATTTAAGTCTCCTAAAAAAAGATTTTATAATCCTGCCAGGCGCTTGAGGTCGATCACGTTACTCTTGGCTTCGTTTTCGTCCTGCTGATGACTTGGGACAGTTTTATCTCCTGTGACTGAAGTCACGCTTTCTGCAATCACTTTGTGAGCTTTTGCAGTGCGATTTTCCAGTACAGCTGGTAGATATTTCTCGAAAGCGTTCTTCAAACGAGTTGTTTGAACACTTTCTAGCAGATTACGCATGATTTCTGCTTTTTCCTTGTTTAAGGGTCGAAGTAGGTCGGACATGAGTTCATTACGCCCATTACTTTCCTTGATCATACGTAGTTCACGCTCTTTACTCTCGACCAGGGCCTTGGCCTTGGTACCGAGATTTATGGCTTGCGCCAATAGTTGTTGTTTGCTTTCGATAACTTTATGCAACTTGCGAACTTCGGCTTTCTCATTGAGATGAGTGGCTCCAAATTCAGCTGCATAGGCTTCGAAAATACGACGACCAAAACTGTTCTCTCGAGCAATTTTGATATCTTCGTGCAATTGAGTGAGTTCAGTCTTGAGATGCTGGCTAATAGCACGGCTCATTTTAGCCGAAGATTCTTTTACGAACTTCGTCTTGAGAGATTCTAGTTTAGAGCGAGCTTCGCGGACTAGACGAACTTTGGTTTCCACCACGTCGCGTTTGTCTTTGGCAAACTCTTGAATTTCTCGAGCCAATGCATGCACCATGAAGTTTTCTAGTTTTTCTAGTCCTTCATTGTGCATTTTACGGTCTTTGCGCAATTCGCCAATTTCCTCAGCAAGTTTGGTCACCATAAAGTTGTTGAACTTGGTGGCTGACTCTTTCATCTTGCCTTGAAACTTGACGCGGTCTTCTGCCAGTTGTTGCTTTTCAGCAGCAATCTGAGCGATTTCTGCGCTGAGACCTTCTGTAACCATGCGATCCAGGGCTTCTACCATCACTTGCTTGTCGTGGTCGTAGCGTTGTGCAAACTCTTCACGTAGTTCTGCACGTGCCTGTTCACGAGCTTCATTCAGCTTGGCTTCCCAAGCTTCATTGATCTCTTGTCGAGTTTCCTCGGTGATCAGGTTGCTATCTAGCAATGGTTTGATTGCATCTAACATGCTTAGATTCTCCTTAGATTTTGAGTTCCTTGATGAGCTTGACTACTTCGCTCTTCAAGTATCTCTGCACTTTGTTGTCCTGCCCAGCTTCGCGAGCTACCTCTAGCAATCTATGTCCGTATTTCATATTCATCATACTTTCATAAATGGCTTTTGGGTATGCGTTTGGTGCGCTGGGTTGGGCAACCACGTCAATTGTGACTATTTCAAAGTCACTGACATGTCCGGTTCTATCGTCAACGTTACCACTACCGCGGCTTGAAACGCCCAGACGTACACCAGATTGTAACAAGGTCTTGATCAAATTGCCCATTGGGGTAGGCAGAATCTTGAGCTTGCCGCAACCGGCTTCACCGTCCATCCACATTTCTTCAACACTGTGACAAACACGATCCAAGTTGATTTTGAGATCTTCTGGATGGTCCACTTCACCTAATACAGAGTAGCCTTCATGGATCTGTTTGTTGATTGTGCCAACAGCACGAGTGATTTCGTTTAATGGGTAAACACGCTCATTTGCATTGCGCTTGTTTCCCTCGATACAAATTCCCTTGAGATACATGCTTTTACCCTGGCCCGATGCATCGTCTTCTTCAAGAATCTGCATGCGGGCCTGATTAAAAGTAAGTTGTTCTCTAAGGGTTTTCATAATCAATTATGTTTGCTTGGGATAATAGACTTGTTGTTAACACCAGTAGCTTGGCTCAAGTGTGGCTTGGTAGCAGGTGTTTGGCCTTTCATGCTGGTGCCAGCTTTGTTCTGAAAGTCACCAATCAAGTCTTTGGTTGAGTTGCTGTATGCGCTAGAGTCATGCTTGCCACCCATTTCGCCGCCAGTGTGTACTGGACGAACTGTGCTGCCAATTGGTCCTTTGGCTCCTGCGTTTGCGGCCACAGTAGACTTCTTGTTGATGCCGCCTTCTTCAGAAGTCACTGGCTTTGGGGCTGCTTTTAGCGTCACAGCTTCCATCATGCCCATTTCTTCGGTGTCGTCCATTTCAATGGCGTCACCACCTTCTTCGGGGCCAAATCCGTCGCCGTCGCCGCCGACATCGTCACCGCCCATTAATCCTTCAAACTCGGCCATTAACTGGTCCAGTTTGTCTTCAAGATTCATGATGTCGTCCTTGGTGGCTGCTTCTCCGCTGCCGCCCATGTCGTCATCGCCCATGTCATCGCCGCCGACATCTTGTTCGTCGTCAGCACTGATATCAAATTCTTCTTCTTCGTCGCCTTCAGCTTCCATGCTCATGTTGTCTTGCTCTTCGGCTTCGACATCATCAATCAGGTCATCAGCAGCGTCGCCGCCCATCATGCCTTCTTCAAGGTCGTCTTCGCTTTCTTCAAGCTCTTCTTCTGCGCCTTCTTCTAGATCTTCCTGGGCTTCTTCGGCCATTAGATTTTCATAGATTTGGCGGCTCTTTTCCACAACAATGTCATGAAAAAGTTCTTGGGCTTTCGCCTCTTCATCGTTGATCACATATTCGATCAATTGTTCAAAACGGTTCATATAAGAAAACTCCTATTAGGTAAAGTGCGTTGTTATTTACACCATAGACTAAATCTATAGTGTTTATCGGTAGAAAATGGCGATAAATGCCTGAAATTACACAGCAGGTTGTGCAGGAGGGGAGTATTGTTGGCGCACCAGCTTGAGTTTTTCTTTGTACTCAACCATGCGAACATCATTCATTTTGCGCAGTTTGTTCAGCTGTCGCAAGGTGAGGCGACTCTTGCGTAGGTCGCCTAGACGGGCTTGACTGTTGTCTTTTTCAACGTCTTGATATGCCTTGGGCTCTTTGTCCCAGAATTCTCGTAGTATCATGTCAATATTTATGCAGCCGGTGGTGCTGCACCGTCACTGGGCGCTGCACCACCTGGGGTCATGCCTGCACCAATTTCGGGTGTGCCCGGAGTGGCAGGAGCCATGCCTGCAATCTCTTCGCCGGCTGCAACGTCAGTTTCCAGCGCACCTGGAGTAATACCCACACTGCGTAGATCACTGCCCTTGACTGAATCCATTTCAGGATTGTCACGTTCTTCGCGCCAGAGTTTTTCGTTTTCCTTGATTTCTTCTTCGGTCAAGCCCAAGAAGCGTTGCAACATAAAACGTTTTGACATGTAAGGCAATTGTTCTAGGCCCGAAAAAGCCTGAATTCTAGTGGTATCCATTTCGGCTTGACGATAGCTGGCAAAGTTCTGCGGTGGGTTGAACTTGATGCTGAACAGGCCTGAATCAATGTTGAATCCACGCCATTTCAAGAACATCTTGAATTCATCATCTAGCTTTTGTGCAATCAAGTTTTGCAGTCGTTCGCAGTACTGATTGAAACGATATTCTTGAATTAATGCAGTTCCCACTTTGCCGTCACTCATTGCTCGGTCTGAATCGTCGGGGCCTGTGGGCAAGTAACTTGAGGGCACACGCAGTCCACGGGCCATTTTGTTGTTGAAATACTTCAAGTCATCAATTTCGCCTAGATTTTGACCGCCAGGCAAGGTTTCCACTGATGATCCACGACCGTCCTGTCCCTGGGGGAAAAAGTAATCTTCGCCCACACTGAGTGGGTTGTAACTGGCATCCATGACATTTTGACCACCGCCTGTTATAGTGGGGATTCTGCGCTGATGCATTTCGTTTTTCACACGTTCCACAAAGGCCATGGCCAAGTGGCTGGGCATGTTGCCCACGTCAATTTTGAAGATACGCCGTTCTGGAGCACGTTGCACACGATAGATTAAAATTGAGTCTTCCAGCAGTTCTTTTTGCTTGTATACCTTGTAGATCTGTTCCAGTACACTGCGCCCAAATGGCCAGAACACATCTAAACCTTCGTTCAAACTGCAATGCACCACGTGCTTGGCATCAATACACACTTCGTTCATGGCCTGCATGAATCTTGAGTTGCCCACGCCACCGCCTGAACCACCATTGGGCATGGTGTAGTTTGATGAGCCAGAGATTGTTCCGGTCACAGGATTGGTCATGTAGTCTGTGGTGGTCTTGGCTGCCACAGTCATGTTTTGAAAGTTGGGGTTGATGTCACGGATCACATACTGCTCGGGACGCTTGCCTTCTGACTCGTTCACAATCACTCTGGCAACCTTGCTCATGTCCACCCACATCATTTCAAAGTTTTCAGGATCACGAACAAAAATTTGATCACCGTACTTGATGGTGTTGCGGAACAGTTTGAATATGCGTTGATCCAGTTTGTTCAGCTTGACCCACTGTTGCAGTTGTTTTTTAACAATGTCAATTTCATGATCCGTGGGTGACTCATGATAATTTACTTCAAACGGGGTTTTGTTCTGCTCACTGAGTTGTGTGCTGAATTCAGCAATGATATCTAGACAGGCATTGATCTCTGAATCCATGTCCATGTTTTCATACTGGTTGTATCGTTCCACACGATTGGGATGGCCTGAATATACTTCAGGCAGTCTTGATGCATAGTTGCGAAACACAAAGTCTGCTTGAATGCCACCGTTGCCGTCATTTTTTTGATATCCTGGCGCACCATAGCTGTTGCGCCCGTTGATGGGACTCATCTGTCCAGATGTGTCTGCTACCTTGAAATATTTGCGCCAGCCCGGCTGTTGTTGATCTGCCATAGTTGTTTATTTACCGTTAGTTTCGACTTGCTTGCAGCATCTTCTTGCTGAGGTCGTTGCCGGCCTGTTGCTCTCGCACCAGCATGGTCATCAACTCTAATTGTTGTATAGCCACTGTATCGTCCCCGCCACTCATGCCCTTGATGCCTTCTGACATGGCTGATCGAAACTCTGCAAGTACCTGTTTGAGTGATTCACCAAGATCAGACTTGTTTGCAGCCTGTATTTCTTTCAATCTCTCGCCAATTTCAGCACCAATTCCTGGCACTAACTTGGTGCCAATTTCAGTGATGCCAAGATCATAGTTCATGGCAATTCCTGAGTTGAGAATTTTTTTCCAAGTTTCAGGATTGGTTATTGTTTCAGTGGCCTTGTCAAACCCGCCTAGGCTGGCAGCAATGTCCTTGACTGCATTGAGATCAGTGGTCATTGGTCCTTGGTTGAAGCCAGTGAATTCATTGTAACCTGCAAATGTTGGACCAATACCGCCTGGGGCCATGACGTCTTTTTGTGTGAGACGTATTACATTGGCAGTCAGATTGCGAACTTCTTTCTGTAACTGGTCAGCATCTTTGTTGTCAATGTTGACTGGAACTTCACCGTTCTTGAGTGGGATCACTGCTTCTGCGCCATGCAGGGTTGCTGGGTAGCCAGACTTTGGTCCGCTGAACATGCCGCCGTCGGCAGCTGATACAATTTTTCCAGGTTTCCATCCTTCCCATCTTCGTTGCGCAATAATCATTGATTGTAGTTGTCTGTCTGTCAGAGAACTTACCATGGTATCCAGTGTTGCACCTGCTGCTGAAGCCATGTCCCTAGCATAGTTTGAACCATATCCTTGTTTTTTAGCACCTTCGGCCCATTGTTGTATGGCTCCGTCAATTGTTTTGTTCATGTACATGGGACGACGCCACAGTGCTTTCTTCAATTCAATTCCAGCTTGTTCAGTAGGCATGATGGCAATACCGCTTCCCCGCTGTTGTTCATCAGGTCCATTGGGGTTTCTATATGCTCCTATAGCACCATACTGTTTAGCTATGCCACTCCAAGAAACGTTGCCAGGATTGTTGGTTCTCCAAGCCAGCGACCCGCCTATGCGTCTCTCATTTCCAATTTTGATTTCGTTGCCCCCTATCACCACCAACGGATCAATCTTTCCGCCGGGTGCTGCTCCACCTCCAGGTGCTGCTCCACTTCCAGGTGCTGCTCCACTTCCAGGTGCTGCTCCGCCGCTGGGTGCTGTAGTTGGGCCCACAGGTACTGTTGCCGGTGCCGCAGTACTAGTACCTCCAGGTGCTGCTCCGCCACTGGGTGCTGCTCCGCCACTGGGTGCTGCTCCGCCACTGGGTGCTGCTCCGCCACTGGGTGCTGCTCCGCCACTGGGTGCTGCTCCGCCACTGGGTGCTGCTCCGCCA